TAATGATGTATTTTGTTCATTTTGAATATTTACATAATGTTTTTCAGGGCCAATAAAATATCCCCAAATGCCTTCGACATTGATATTACAAAGATATGACAAATATTTATGTCAATCAACATCTTTAATTATAATAATTTCTTCCGCTACTAATCAGTGCAGATTTTTCGCAGTTCAAGTTGTACCCATTGGAAGTTCATCAACCAATTGAGTATAAATGTATGCTTTGTCTTTTTCTTGTTGATTAACGATTACTGCTTGACAGCAAGATTCTTCATCTTGGTCGCTAGTAATCATAATTGAAGGATAACCTTTAAAAATGAAGTGAGTGTTTAAACTTGCTTGCGAAGATCTACGTTTATTATTTAGTTCACGAAAGCGTTCAAAACTACTCATTGTTAATATCCCCAATTGTTGGTTTTCAGTTTTTAACTCTACTGTAGCGTGTTTCTAAATCTCTGGCATATTGTCTAAATTCTGCCATAAGTTTCATATTTTTATCTACAGCATTAGCACGTGAATATGTTTTGATATTGGCGTCAGTATAAACATCTTCAAAGTTATCAGCATTGGATATTTGATCCTCACACCAATAAACTTTCATTCATGCGATGAGAACTTCGAGTTCTGCGCTTGTAAGCTCATTAGTAAAGTAGCCGTGTGGGATTGCCTCTTCATAATCCTTTGGATCTACTTCTTCTAATTGGTTCTCTTCGTTTCTCACCGCATAGAAAGTTTTATATTCAGTAGGAATTCTAGGGAATTTGAAAGCACTTATAGCACGAACAGCTAAATGGTAACATTCTTCGTCCATATCTTCTCTAGTAATAATGCCGTAGTATTCGCCACGGATGATACTTCTGAATGATGGATATAATACGTCGTCTCAGACTTGTTTTGCCATTATAAGTACCTCCCTAGGATTAAATTATTCTTCTTCTCTAATTCCGTCAACGATAAGTTGAACATTTAACATGTTTTCAAGTAAAATGACAACGTTTGTTGATAATTCTGAAGCCGCACCTGATGCGATAGAAGTAATTCTATCTTTACCATATTTTTCAATGATACCTTTGATTGCATCACGTTTGCCTTCTTTTAAGACTTTTAAAATTTCTTTATTATCTTCAATTTTTGCTGGTACGAAATCGAGTTTATCATCGAAATAAACACCGTTTTCATATGCTAAACGGACAAGAGTATCATTATCATCGAAGGTAATATAACCCTTCTCATATAAATGATAAACACCATCGTCACTAAAAACACCAAGAGCCCAATCTAATGGAAGTGGTTGATATGGGTTTCTAGATGTAAGTCTGATGGTTCTAGAAGCAGTAACGTTACTAATTGGGTGAATTTTGAAAATTACATCTTTATTAGTAACCTTTTGAAGTTTAAAGATTTTTTTAGTTTCTTCAGACATTTTTATATTTCCTTTCTGTCTTTAAATAAAGGGGAAGGAAAGAGTTCCTTCCCCTCTTTGAGCTGTATTAACTATTCAGCGTCTGTGACTTCAATGACAGCAAAGTTGTTTGCCATTGCGACACCAACACCGATGAGTTTGTGAGCTTCCCACTTTTCGGAACCAACTGCTTGTTCGTTCTTTTTGATGTACATTTCACCTTTGAGAGCGACTTTGACAGGTTTGACTCCTGATGGGAGAACGAAGACGTATTTAACGTCATAGAACCATTCTTTGTTGGAATTATCAACTAAGTAGTTTGGTAATTCAACAACGCGAACACCCTTATAAAGACGAATGACGCCATAGTTTCTACGATCTTTTGAGTCTTCTAATTCTGGATGATATGCATCACCTGGGTTTGCTAAACCAACTAAAGCAGATGTTGAACCAAAGATTGTTGGAACGCCATATTGTTTAACTAATGGCATAACTTCATCAATAGCATCACCTAAATCGGCTTTTGTTGTAGCTTCTGCAGGAATACGGTCATAACCAGCGACTGGTGTACCAGTTGCTAAAGCGTTGAAGACTTCTTTATAGACTTTTTCTTCAAAACCTTCGAGAATGTTGTTGAAGAGTTCGCCTAAAGACATTGTACCAAGGATGAGTTCTTCAAGTGTAACATAAACAGCAACAGTTTCAACTCTAGTTTCTAAACCAAAGTATTTGCTGTCGAGTCTTGCTGCACGATAGATACCACCACGGGCACCTTTAGCAATTGTTAATTTTGCACGACCTTTTCCAATTTTTTCAATATTGAAGAGGACTTCTGCATCACGTGCGAATGTCTTAACTTCGGCATAGCCACCTAAGACATCTTGAAGTTTTGCTGGAAGAATTTCATCAACTGCTTCTTCGATTAAAGCAAATGCTTCAGCTTCTTTTGCACGGATTTCTCTTGGACTAGAATTTTCATCTAATCCGATTTCTTTCATAATATTGTTGATTGCAGCTTGGTTAACATCTTCAGCAGAGAAGTTAGCACTTGGTTTGTTATTTAAAGCGGCAATAAGACCATTTTTAAATTCTTTTTCCATCTTTTAACACCTCTCAGATTAACCAAGGAACATATAGTGATGGGCTTTTGTACCATCAGCGAGATGATCCATTTCATACCAATCTTTGTCTTGTTCGTATTGACCGCATGAAGAAGAGATTTCAACGATACGACCATCGATGCAGACATCGGCTGGGTCTAAGTCTGACATCCATTCATCACCTGGGATTAATTGGACGAGACGTGGGCATTCATTTGCAACATTAACTGCAAAGAATTTATCGCCTTTAAACATAGTATTTAAAGGTTCACTGAAGTGAATGAATAATGCTTTTTCACTACCTTCAGCTTTGATAATACCATCAGAGGAAATAGCGCAGATGTGGCCGTTTTCGAACATGCCAGCTGGAGCTAATTCGCCAGTTGCGCTTGGAGCGATGTCCATTTGAGCAACAACGAAACCTGGTTGTAAACCTTTAAGGTTATTTGGTTCGACTTGATGGTATGTTGGTAAATAATCAGTAATAATCATTATTTATATACCTCTTTCTATAAGTTCTTACGAACCCATGAATCTAAAGTGTTTTCCTCTTTCATTTTTGGTTGAGCTAAAGAGAAAGCTCTCATTGTTTCGTCTTGTTTGCTTGCTTTAACAAGACTGGAAGTTAAATCTTTCATTTCTACTTCATCTACAGTAGAGATAAAGTTATTATAAACTTCGTCAGTTAAGAATTCTTTAAAAGAGTCGATTAATTTTACTTTTTCTTCTCTCTTGAAATTTCTTTCAAATTCTTCTCTTTCACTTTCAGTAAATGAGGTAGAACTTGAATTTTCTTCTGGTTTTTGTTCATTATCTACACTCACTTTCTCGGGAGTGGTGACTTCAGCGCTAGAACTTGCGCTACTGTGGGCTGCGACATCTTCAGGTTTAATCTCAAGTGCAGCTGCTTCTTGAACTGGAGTTGCATCCGCGTTGATGACTTGTTCAGAAGGTGTTTCTTCTGCATTAGTAGAAACATCTGGAGTAACTTCAGGAGTTACTTCTGGTGTATCTGTTGCTGCAGGTGTTTCTTCTGCATTTACAACTTCTGTAGTACCCGCGTTTCCTGTATTAACTTCAGGAATAGTATCTTCAGGAGTTGCTGTAAGATTTTCTTCGGAAGATTGTCCTGCGCCTATTTCTCCTTGCGAAGCGTTAGGAACGATAACATCTTCATAAGTGACATGAACTTCGTTTACGTCACCCAATGTGACAGAACCATCTTCTCCAATTGTGTATTTAACACGCATAAGTTTAGAAGTCCCATCAATATATGAATACCAACGAACAATTGCACTATCTTCAAACATATCGTGAATCATAGTGAACGCTTCGTTTCCATATTCGTTCATTAAGGCTTCATCAACTTTGGAAGAAATGTCACCTCAGGAGAGTTTCATAAATTCTTGTAAATTCATTTCTTCATCTCCTTGATTATTTTGATCAGATTTTCTGCTTTCACAATAGTTTTTCAAAATTTCCATTTTTTTAGAGAATTCATCGCAAGAAAAGAATTCTGAACCAGTGAATGCGGGTTTTTGATCTTTACCCAAGACACTAACACCAATGAAGGTTCCTTCAGTAAATTCGATGTTTTTAAAGTGTCTTTTTTCGTCATAGTTGACGTTGTACTTGACCGTTTTTGGATCAAGTTCGAGAGATTGACTATGACCTTCAATCTTCTTCGCAATTTCTCCAACCTTATCTGGACGTTCTGTATAATATACAGTGTCACAAATTGCTCAGACATTGCCATCTTCTAAAGTTTCAAATGAAACTTCAGTGCATGGATCAACAATACCGTAAATAGCTTGTTGAGTTGCGTGTCCAACGAAATCATCTTTTTCTTCATCATAATAGCTCACAATTGGAGTATATGGAAGAGATTGAATTAGCTTTTCGCTGAACTCATCTGAGAAGTAACGATGGTCGGCTGTCTCACCTTTGTAGAAAACTTTTAATTTTCCACGTGAGAAACGTTCGTTTTCGTTACCATTGTCTGCCGAGAAAGATAAGGTTGCAGGTCAGTTATAACTAATGACATGCTTTTTCATTATTTATCCTCGTCAGTTTTAGAAGATTCTTCTTTAGACTCGTCTAATGGCTCAATTTTAGGTTTGTCTTCAGTTTTATCTTCTTTATCATTACTTCCACTGGAGTTTCTATCTTCAGCTGTCTGAGTATAAGAAGTCTGCATTGGAGTAATTTCATTTAACTTTAAGAAATCCTCAAGTTCAAAGTTATCTTTGATATTTCTTTGTTTAATACCTGAGGCGATGATATAATCAAGTTTACCGACACCGAGCGTAGCGTTATCCTTGTATATCTTGATATCATCTGCATAAGTATATGGCGATATTGGTAAAATAGCAATATCGGCTTCATATCCTTTGAAATCAAATCAATTATTGATTGCAATAGTATAGAAATTTAAAAGAGCATTAACGTATTTCCATACCATTCCCTTATCTCTGATTAATGACATTTTAAGTGCTTCAACGCTTTCAGCAGTGAAGATTGCACTATTGAAACCCGCATTATTGAAGATGGCCTTGAAGGCCTTTGCTAGAACTTCATTCGCAACTGTGTCATTTTCGGAAACTTTTAATACTTTTGCATCACCAAAAGTAGTCATCAAGTTAACCTTATCAGATTTTTCAATTTTATTTTTTAAAGATTTATGTAATGCTTCAACTTCGTCCATCTCGAAGACTAATTTGTCTTGATAGATAGGCATAGTTTGAACAACAATATACTTTAATAAGTTCTCATTACGTTCTAGTTCGTTGTCTTGATACTTTTCATAATCAAGAATACCGCCCATAATATAGAGATATGTTGGGATACAGTAGTCGTTAAGTAGAACGCCGCTTGAATAATGCGGATCTAATTGTTGCCATCTAAGTGTGTTCTTATTTTTATATTTGTCGTAGCATTTCTTAAATTCTTTTGGGAAACTTTTAAAATAATCGTCTAGTTGTTGTCTTGTTAAGCCGATGTCATCGAAGTAAGAGAAATCAAACTCAATGATAGCTGTACCAAACTGTGATTCTGCGATTTTACGGCAGTATTTATTTGGTAATAAGAGAGTATCTAGTGTAATAGACTCTTCATCGTGATATGTAGTAAAAAATACCGCACCTTCAATGAAAAGCATAGAGAGTAACGTTGGAAACTTAGACTCAATAGATAAACCATCTACTGCTTCTAACATTTCATTATACATTAATTCAAAGGCTTCACCTGTTAATTTCTTTTTAAGTTGAGTTTTACTCTTTTTAAAACTCTTATGTGGAGTAACTTTATATCTCCACATATACATATTGCTAAGGTAGTTAATTACATTTGCATAAATAGGATTGGTTGCAAAAAGTTCTTTAGACAATTTAACTGCATTTTCACGGTCTTGAAGTGCTTTTTCTAAAACGTCTCTAACGGCCGCGGCAGTTCTTGGTCTAGCTGCTCTTGAGACTGATTGATTATATCTACGTCTAGTAGAAATTTCGTCAGCATAAAGAGACTCTAACTTTTTGACTCTATTTATTCTAAAATCAGTTACATTAACCGCTGTTTGTTCTTTTTTAGCCATACTTATACCTTTCTATGTAAAATTTACACTCTAATCACTAGTTAGTCAAAAATAGCAATTACTCGTTTTTTACTCTTTTGTTTTTTCTTTTTATAGTAATCAAATTCCATGTATTGGTTAATTGCCCATACAAGGTATTCTGCCATTGAGAAAAAGTCCTTTTGTATTGCCGCATTTCTACGAACAATTCGCATTGAGTTGCTCATTTGATCAGAGGTATTAACTACGTCTAAGTTTTTAAGTTCTTGTTCCATTAAATCCATTGTTTTAAATGGCATCATAAACTCATGTTGTTTTCTTATGCTCATCGCAGTAAAACTCTTGTTACGTCCATAAAGTGAAAGCGCGTCTGAAAGTTTTATAGGGAAAGTAATAGCCCCGGTACTCATACGAGAGAAGAAGAACCAATGGATCTGTTCTCCAGTTTTTCCGCCTGATTTGATTTCATAACAGATAGTTTTATCTTTCGGGTATCTAATAATATCCTTTTCTGCATTTGTAGGAGGATTAATAATTCCTAATCCTTCTAATGTGAAACCAGAGTCATCTTTTGTTTCTTTATTTAATCAGTCACGAATACCAGCGCCAACACCGTTAGCATCGTAAATTAACATTTTTGCATCATATTGCAAAACAAGTTTTTTAAATGTATTCGCAATTACAAGGAAGTCGGTTGAAGGTATGGTGAGGAGGTTAACGAATTTGAAAGTGAAAAAATGATCACCCGGGGTAACCTTTGCGATACCAACCGCAGTATCAGCAGAACCATCTTTAGCCATATCGGCGCAGATTGCATAGAAACAACCTTTTTCTTTTTGAGCTTCTGTAAGTTTATTCTTTAATTCTACTACTTTAACTTGACGTAAAGAAGTAACTAAACTTGGAGAGAATGCCGCACCTGCTGGTGCATCACTCCATCTACTTTCATATTCACGTTCAAATGAACTCTTTGAGAAGGTAGGTGAGTTAACAACGTCTTCAATCTGCTGTGCTGCTGTGAGGCCGCATGATAGTGGAATGCGATAGCTTCCACCTAGAACGAAATATTTCTTTGGATCAATAACGACACGGCAAAGAGTTTCAATAAGTTTATCATAAGCAAAAGTACCTTGATATCCAGCAGTAGTAATATAAATTTGTTGAGATTGCGGTTCATTTGGGTTAATAAGTCCGTTATACATCTTTCTTGGTTCGTTTAACAATGGGATGTAAACTTCATTAACCTTTGTAGCATCTTGCTCAATAATTTCTTCAAAAATAAGTGATTGTCTACGAAGACCACGAACATTTCCTAAGCCTAAAGACGACCCATTTTTAAAATTAAATTCGACATAATCTTTGCCCATTTTGTAGGCATCAAGAATTTTTCCCGCAACCTTTCGTTTTTGCATTTCGTTTGCAAGGAGTGGGAATTTTACTCAGAGATCATCGACGACTTTTTGTTTAGCAATTTCGGCCGCTTGTTTATTAGTTCCGGCGGTAATTGTTGTATTGTGTCGTGGAACGAACATACATTTTAAATAACGATTTAAGTCTGCCAAAAATGATTTTGAAGTACCACGGCTAAATGTTTCATAGGTTGTGGTTCCTCAAGACATACATCTTAACATAATACGTTGGAAGAAGAATAAATGAAAGTGACTTTCTTTTGGAGTAATGAGGTCGACAAAACGATCTGGATACTGCATAAAAAGATCCAGCATTTGCCCGCATTTCTCAAAGTTTTGATCGACACGTTTCTTATTTAAGAAACCTGTTTGCTCTTGCTCGTCAGAATCAAGGAAAGTAAAATATTCCTCTATTTCAGGGTCAATATAATCTTCATCAAAGTATTTATCTACTAACATAATTATTCATCAAGGTCGTCTTTAAAAATAACCTCAGTTGGTTTTTCTCTGTCATCATCTTCAAAAGATTGATTTAAGACATCTTCATCCGCTTCTGTCTCAATTTCCGCATCGTCAGGATTGTATTGGAGAAGGTCTTGAAGCGTTGTCTTTTCTATACTCTCGCGTTCCTTTTCTTCTTCCATCGTTTCCATGCGTTTGCGCATCATATCTTCTAACAATGGTTGAAGTCCAGTAGACTCTAATACGAGGCGACGTAAATATTCTTGAATATCTTTAATTGTGCGGTCTACTTCATCTCTATCAAAGCCATCGTTAAACTTAAATTCAAAGCCTTTTCTTTCCATGTAGTCATAAAGTTCCGCAACAGTAGTAATGTCGTCGGTTTTTGTTTCGTTTATCATTGTTTCGAGGTCTGCTTGTTTCGCAAAAGTAGCATAAGAAGTTGAAAGATCCTTCAATGCTTTTGCATCTTTAGCACGAATGGCCTCGTCCATTTCTATTTGAAGTTTACAAAGTGTCTTAACAGCCTCTTTTTGCATTGGGTTAACAACATTATTAGCTTTTAAGGTGCGGGTATACATACTATCGAGCTTAATAAGTTCTTCAAAAGTATATTGTTCGCCCCATTTAAGACGTCCTCTGTCTACATATGAGTCCCTAATCGGTTGAAGTTTTGTTAAAATCTCTGAAAAAGAACGGCATTTCTCTCATTCTTTATTTGTGCGGGACCACAAATCATGAGTAGTGGTTGTATATGCTAAATTTGGCTGATTTTCTTTGTCTTCGAGTACTGTTTTTGTATACTCGCGAAATACTCCAACTTTGCACTCTTCGGCCAGTTGTAACCAAAGTTCTGGTATCCAAGGCAAGTTATAAGTACGACAAAAGAACTCAGCATGTTCTAAGTTACTATATTTTAGATTATTAGCTATGCAATCAAAGCAAATTGTTGGTCCACTTAAAGGATTATTACTAGTCATTAAGTAGGATTTGCGGCCGCAATGCGGACAAACCCCAAATTTGAATTCAACCATAGAAAACTCCTTTCTATCTTTTAAACTATAGAAAAAATATTTTGTTTTGTCTAATATCGCAAATTAAAATCTTAATGAGTTTCCCAGAATCTATTGGACTTACCCAAAAAAATTTTTTATATTTATATGTAAGGAGAAAGTTAATAATATTTTCTTTCTTTTACTTCCTATAGCACACTTTCTCCTTACTCAATCTTGAAAAATAAAGTTTTTTAATAGATACTATCTTTATAGATGTGAGGTAGTTTATGGACGAAGAGTTCGAAAAAGACGATCTATTAGAAGACGATGAATATATTGATTTTTTAATTGATAGTGTCGAAACTGATAGTGATTATCAAGATGAATGTTCTGATGATGACGAACTAAACATCTTAAATGAAATGGGATTCTAATCCCATTTTTTTATTGACTCATCTAATAAAAATAGTTATACTTTAATATGAAAGGATTTAGTAGATGAGTAATAATTTAATAGCACTACCAATATTAATAACTGTTTTTGTTATTATATTCATACATTTAGTTGCCGCAATTATAGTTCTGGTTGTACTATTGCGGAAACAGCGCAAACGTAAAATTTCGCCGCAGCCTTTAGCGGAAGATAGTCTTTTAAAGGAATTAGAAACTAAACGTTTAAATTTAGAAGATGTAATTAAACATCTTGAAAGAAGTATTCAAGACAAGGAAACCCAGTATACAAATTGAAATGAACGTCTTACTGAGTTAAATAATCAAGCGGACATCCTTATTAAAGCCAATAAAGAGAAGACTGATGAACTTCAAAAAGTTAATGAGGAAAAGGAAAAAGTTCTACTTGAGTTAAAAAAGATTGAAGAAGGTATTACAGCTTCGAAAACCGCATTAGAGAGTTTATCCCAGGAACAACGTTCAGTTCAGGGTGATCTAGAGACTTTGAAGAATATCAAAAAAGTTGTTCTCATGGATGGCGAAAATCAATTAAAAGATACTTTATGGGACTTATCTATCAATGAACATGAAAAGAAATTAATTTCGATTCTAAATCAAATCAAATTGGATTATCCAGAATTAAAGATGGATATAAGTACGATAGAATGAAAAAGAATTTGATTACCTAAATTACAAGATTTAGGAAATAGAGAGGATCTGGGGTGCAAAGGCATTTATAGGTTGGTATTAAAGGAAAATGAAAAGGTTTGTTACATTGGACAAGCCGTTAACATTCAAAGTCGATGATATCAACATATTAAGAAGATGATAGGGGTTGAACCCGCAGGTAATGAAAAACTTTATAATTATAGACCTGAAGATTTCTATTGAAGCGTATTAGAGAGAGGAAGTAGTGTAAAGTTGGATGAAAGTGAACATTACTGAATAGATTATTATTGTTGTAAAGAGGTTGGGTTAAATAAGAAAGCCTAGCCTTTTTTTATGCGGACGTAAATAACGATAAAATAAAAAATGGGTCATATGAGTTTTTGACCAGAGGGTATGGGGCGTAAAATAAAAAGTTCAAAATAAAAATATATTACCCCCCATACTTTTTATATGTGCGTGTATGCGTATATATACCCCGTCCCCGTCTGGATAAAAAAAGAAAAAATAAAAAAAATTAAAAAAAGTATTGTATTTACTTTTCAATAGTGTATTATATTAAGTGTAAGTGATAGATAGTATCTTACTTACAATCGTTCATTGATAACTTAATAAATATGTCTTGTGAGTAGTTAGTTTTTAATTTTTATTAAAGGGGATTAAAATTATGAATACATACAACAAACAACAACTTATTACTTTATTAACATTAAACAACAAACTACAACCAAAAGCCAAGTATAGCAATAACATTTTACTTGCTATGTTAAACAAAGTTAGCGATAACTTTACTGCTACACTTGAACCAACAAGAAACGGCTTCGCTATCAATCGTGGCTCACTTGCCGAAGTATTAGTTAAATACATTGTATTAGGCGAAACAACCAAGAGCCAAGCAAATCAAAGCGATTTAGATACTTCTAAATTAAGCGAAAAGGCGTTGTCCTTCTTCAACCTTCCAAAGTCAAAAGACATTGAGATTAAATATTCAACCTCATTTAGTCCAGCGACAAGAAAAACGAGCAAAGCGAGATATACAATAATCGTGAGTGATAAGGGTGCTCACTTAATTGAAAGTAAAAACCTTATCGCAACTGGTGCTGGTAAAATCAATATCAATAATCAGTTAGCCAAAGACCTAACTTACTTACAAAACTTATCAATGAGTTTAGGTATCTAAAAGAAACCACTACTCACAAAGACATATTTGTTAAGTTATCAATGCGGTATTTCATAGGAGGTAAAAGGGGTATGAAAAAACACCGATACTTAAACAAAGCCACTGGCGAAATCATCATCACAACCAGTTATTTCAGTGCGGCTCTATACTTTGAAAGAGATGCCCACGAATACGGCTATAAGTTCAGTCCAGCAGACCTAGTCCAAATGGACTAGTCGTCTGGTGGTAGACGGAATGAAAGCGCTTACATTATGCGAGCAAGCGAGCAGACGGAAAAATAGTAAACGGGCTTGTAGCAAGGCTTTCATTATGGTATAATATATATGTGAGAAAAAAGGGGTAAAAATTATGGCTAAAATTAAAGTCAATTATCAAACAACAGTCGCAGACGGAAGAATGAATGTCCGTTTGTTAGAAAAGTCCGCAGACGGAAAGTTTCATAGTGCTGGATGTGAATATCCGCTCTATATGAGGGAACTTGACGCAGACGGAAACGAGCAAGTCATCAAATACACTCGCAAACAGACGGAAAAGTATTTGTTAGCAAGACTAGGTATTAAAGCCTAGTCCTGCGACAGACGGAAAAATCAAAAATAACTTGAAGCAGTTGCCTAAAAAGAGTATAATATATATAGGAGAAAAGGGTATGAAAAAGTATTACAAACCACAAAGATTAGAAAAAGTTATTAAAGAAATTGTTGATAAGGCATATGGACGAGACGGAATGTATGTTGTCCTTGAACAAGTCAATTACAATTACGAAGAACATTACGCTATTGTAAAGTTCCGTTATGGAAACGAAGGAGCAGACGGAATGCACAGTTTCTGTAAGAATATTCAATTCTGTATCTATTGTAATAAATCTTACGATTATATTAAAGGTATTATAGACGGAATATTCCAAAGCATTGACTTAGAAATTGGAAGTAATTAGTCCAGACGGAAACAAGTAAAATTACTTGTTTCTCCTATGTGTATTTAATATAATATATATAGGAGAGATAAGTAAGAAAGGTTAAAAGGGGTAGACGGAAATGAAAAAAGTTGTAATGTATGGAAAACATAGTAAAAAACCGTTAGTTATTGGAACTGAGACGGAATGTGTTAAATGGATTTTCAACCAAGCCAGCGAAGACATTAAACTCTCAGACGGAAGAATGATTTACAGAGAAATCCACGACCCAGACGGAATTGCCTATGATGTCGGTGGACCAGTGCTTTACCAAGTAGTTGAAGCAACTAAGGCAGACGGAACTGAAGGCATTTATCAAAGCGAGTTAACCGCAGACGGAAAGAAATAAAAAGTCTTGCGAGCAACTTATAAAAATGATATAATATATATGTAAGAAGAAAGGGGACAATATGAAATACATTGAAAGATGCGATAAAAGGTTAGACGGAAAGTTAGCATTTACTCCTGATGAAGTCGCAGACGGAAAATTAATTAGATTTATTGAAGTCTTGCGTGAAAATGATTGCGAAATGCGTATCTGGACAGATGGATATTGTTGGATAGTTGATTATTTATGCGAAACTACAACCCGAGACGGAACGAACTTCCAAGCAATTAACTACGATGAAGATTGCGTGGTAGACGGAAAATATGTTGATTGGGAAGCAATTGAAGCAGACGGAAATGAGTAAAATTACTTGTTTCCTTGATGTAGATATGATATAATATATACATCAAAGAGATAAGTAAGTTGAACCGAGAAATCGGGGAGACGGAAAGTCTTAAAAAGGTCTTGAAAAAGACTTGCTAAAATGATATAATATATACATAAGAAAGGAAGGAAAATCATTATGGCTAAACAATGGGAAATGAGCGAAACTCAAAAACAATTCTTGGAACTTGTGAAAGGTAGTGCAGACGGAATTACATTCCGTGAAGCAAAAAAGGTTATGCCTTCACTCTCAACAGGTGCTATCAACACTTTAATTACAAAGGGTTATGTTAGCACAGACGGAGCGACCAAAGACTTCGTTGCTGATATTGTCTACAATGGCGAAGTTATCGGTCATAAGTCTTATAGTGATAAAGTTTATCGCTTAAAATAATTAGGGCAGACGGAAGGGAACTTCCCTTCCCCCTATTCAATAGGGCTCAGACGGATTATCCCCTTTATCCACTGAACTCTACTGAATGGGGAACAATAACCAAATACCCCAGACGGAAATAGCATTGTGTGTGCGACAACCAAAAGTGCGGAACACTCGCGTCAGAGCAGACGGAGAATGTGCTCGCCGCAATCACTTAGGCGAAATGGTGATTAGTTTGCTCCCTTATAGAAACGGAGTGTCGTGCAGACGGACATCAGCTCTGCCGTATAGGTCTAATCAAGTGTACATTAGATTAGACCCACGAGACGGAAAATTAGGTCTTTGTATCTCCACCTACATACAAGAGAGACCGGGTAGACGGAAAACGATGACACCGTGTTCTTAGACGAGAAAGTGCCGTTAATGGTTTGTAAGTACTCCAGACGGATGAAAAAGAAAACCTACCGCAGACGGAAGCCACTTGACTTATTCAGCAAAAGTGGTATAATTATAAGTATAAGGAAGGAAGGAAAATGAACCGAATTATCTTTGATACCGAGACGGTATCCCTCAATAAAAGATTTATCTACAATTTAGGTTATGTAATCACAGACGGAGACGGAAAAATCCTCCTTGAACGCGATTTCATTATTCGCCAAATCTATGATAACAAACCGCTCTTTGCGACCGCCTATTATGCGGGAAAAAGACCTCTCTATACCAAGTATATGAAAGCCAGACGGGCTAAAAAGGTTAGTTGGGGCGAAGCGTGCCGAGTAATGTGTAAGGACATTAAAGAGTTTAATGTCGCAGACGGATACGCTTACAATAGCGACTTTGATGAAAAGGCGTTCTACTTCAATCACTTGTTCTTCCAAAATAAAAGAAGACCACTAGACGGAATTAATGTTCACGACATTATGGACTTCATTAAGGTATTCACCCAGACGGCAGCCTACAAGAAGTTTTGTAAGGACAATGGCTTCGTGACTAAACATTCTGTTCCACGAGCCAAGCAGACGGCGGAAAGTGTCTATGCCTATCTCACCGCAAATAGTGAGTATAAGGAAGAACACACCGCATTGGCAGACAGCCGAATTGAGAGTTTCATTCTCACTAAGTGCTTGGAGGCCCAGACGGAAGGGATTTAATCCCTTTTTTCTTTTATGCGGGATCCGTCTGCCTTTAAGTCCGTCTGCCAAGCTAGACGGATCCGTCTGCTATTATACCATAGGTATTTTTATTTGTCAACCTTTTTCCGAACCGTTCCGTCTGGAGTCCGTCTGACTCCTTCGGAGGGTACCACATTTTTTTATATTTGTCAACAAGCAGCAGCAAGAAAATAAAAGAAAGCGCTTTCATAAAAAATTAGTTGACTTTTTATTTTTAGTTGATCTTTAGTAGATTTTTAGTAAGTATATTTTTAGTAGTTTTTTAGTTGATCTTTGGTAGGTTTTTAGTTAGTAGATTTTTAGTATATAATTAGTAGATTTTTGGTGCTTGACAAGGTCGCTGTTCTTTGATATAATTGTCTTACAACAAAGGAAGAGAGATTAAAGAGTTAAAAAAATAATTCAAAAATCTCTTGACACCACCCGTTGAAAATGATATAATTATTACACAAAAAAGAAAGGAAGAAATCATTTATGGCACAAAAAACTTGGACTATGAACGAAACACAAAAAGACTTTGTAGAAGTCTTAAAAGACTACACAGAAGGCGCTACTATCTTTGAATTAAGATTAGCAGGCAAGGACTTTAAGACCGGCTCTATCAACACCTTAATCAGCAAAGGCATCGTTGAAATCGTTGGCGAACGCGAGTTCCCTTGCGAAGTCACCTACAACGGCGTTGTAGTTGGTAAGGTCACCAAGACCGGCAAAATCTACAAATTAGTCCAAAAGGACTAATTTGTAGGGTAACCGAATAAACCCAGAGGGCGTAAAGCCCTCTTTTTTTCTCGTGGCAGACGGAATTAATCTCCCAAAATATATGGGTTTTTGGGAGAATAGCCGGGTTAGTGGGAGAATAGCGCAATCCGTCTGCTATTCCGTCTGCCCCAAACAATGATCCGATCCGCCCAATGATCGGATACTGCACTCCGCGCCCGGTTTGTCAAGTATTTTTTAAAAAGCAGCAGCAGCAATAATATCATAAAAAAAAATACTCCCCTTATATTTTACCATACCTTTGGGGCTTTGTCAATCTTTTTTTGCTTATAAGGGTGCGGATCTTTTAGACATTGTATGGAAATTTTTATTGACCTAACCCGAAAGTTATGATATAATTATAGCATAAGGAAAAAGGAAAGAAGAAAATCAATTAAAAAAATTAGTTGAAAAACTTCTTGACCTAGTCCCTAAAAAATGTTATAATTATTATACAAGAAAGGAAGAAAACAAATTATGGCAAAAGAAAAAGTTCATGAGTTAAACGACACTCAAAAGTCGTTCTTGGAGGCCTTAAAGGCCAATGGTGGAAAGGCAACCCTCTTCGAGTTAAACCACTTCAAAGGTTTCAACTTCAAGTCTGGTTCCATCAACACCTTAGTCAAGCAAGGCTATGTCAAGGCTGATGAAGAAGTGGAATATGTCTGTGATGTTGTCTATGATGGCGTCAAGGTCGGCACTTCTAAGAAATCTGCCAAAGTCTTCGAATTAGTCAGCAATGACTAATTCCCTGACCCGGACGGATTTAAGTCAAAAACTTATTGACAAACCCCAAAGTATATATTATAATTATATATAGGTTGGCAAACCTCATAAGTTTCCCAGGCGACATCTAACATTCCTTAGTCATGAAATCAATCCACCACCTGATGAAGCGGTACGTGAGCAAAACTGACTACCCCATGGGAAAATTTTAAAGGGCTTAAGAGACTAAACACCTGCGACCCGAAGGACTCGGGCTACGCAAAGCACTCTCGGAGTTGGCGATATCCAACTGGGTAGGATAGACCCCGATCATTCCGACGCGGCTTCGTGCACCGCCCCTTCGGCTTACAGGGCTGGAGGGTGGACAAGAAAAAATGGCAGGCAGTAACGAGCCTTTAAACAACCAAACTAGCACTAAGTCATTTTCCTTCCACCGCAGTAGTTTAAAAATTAGAGAACACCTGGAAACGGGAGAACGTGGTACACTGCCACGCTGCGGACCTTAGGCTAACTGATAGGTTATAGTATGTTAGTGTTCTAAACATGTGATGAACCAAATAACCATGTATATCTGCCGCTCTGCAGATTAGAACGGATGTCTCGACCGCGAGTCGACGCTCAGTAAGGATCCGGCACTGTGACCGGTGAGGTTGGGAGAACCGTATGGCCAATAAAGTTGAGTTTGTAAAAACTGCATATTCAACAAGGTTAAGTTGTAAAAACCTCTGGATACGTAGCTTAATTGGTAAAGCCCTGACAAATCGTTGGGAGATTGGCGATTCGAGCTCGCCCGCCCAGGAAATAGTGATAACATGGAAGGTAACAGAGAAAGACACCAAACGCGCGAATCACTATCGTCAATTGTCGGACGTTAAAGACCCCTTCTATGAGTGGTGAGAATAGAGCTTGGCATCGCTTCCGTAAAGCATGTGAACCTAAACAGCATGCCACCTAGTCCAGTGTTAGGGACAAGGTCTGTGGGCTGTACCACGTTAAACCACGATCGAGTGGGCTGTAAAAGCTAAGACACGACTGCTTAGTTTATCCTCTGGTTAGCAAGACGGACAGGGAATTGGCCACCCTTGGTTCAGCGTTGATCTGGCGCTTAGTTTAGGTAGTAACTAAAATAATGCGGATTAGTCCTGACGCTACAACGTTCGGCGGTCTCCTTGTAGGGAGATGTCAGAGGAAGAGCCTTACCTTCTTATCCAATTGGCGAAGATATAGTCGCAAGCAGTACTTGAAAGCTTGACGGTATCATAGTTAAACGATATTCTATGGTGTATTGAAGACTTCATGGAGTCTTCTTTTTTTTTACTTAGCAGACGGAATATCAAAATTTTTATGGCTATACCCGTCGATTTGTGGTATAATGAATTGGAATTATTTTTTTTTTTTTTTATAAGGATGGAAAG